AAAGCAGTGTCCTTATGAGATGTATCTTTGATATCCCATACGCATTTAAATAGCTCAAATAATTCATATGATAATAATTTTATTGACTTGTCTATTAATACAACTGTTTTAAAACGCTCTTTTGGTTGTTTTGTATTAATTATATACTCATTCTGATTGTATTTTAAAATATGTTCGTTTAATAAATCTTGCTGATATAATCTCATAAATGTCTTATACTTATTCAAATCAGGCTTCAATTTTAATGAATATTTATACTGATCAGTTTCTAATACAAAAATAGACCTTTTATTATCTATATCAATCTCTATTTCAACACCTTTGTATATTGGATTCAATTTATTTGTATTGTTTTCACACAAAAGTGAAAATGATGATAAACGTTTTCTATATTTTATACCATATTTTTTTAAAGATCGATCATTAATGCTTAAATATGTATTGTCTAATTTTGATGATATATGAAATATAAGACTGTAATTGTCACCAAAACGTTGTGAATAATTAATAATTGAATTAATTCTATAGTCTACTACTAAAAATGTATAAATGACATGTTGTCTTAAATTCTTTTTTAATAAATTAATATCAACTATGCGTGAAATAATTAATTCATTATTAGTAAAATCAGTTGACTCTCTAGAAAAAAATAACCAATTATCATTTATATAAATAGCATTTAATAATAATCCTTCAAAAGATTCATATATATTAAATTTGTAATTTAATAACTTGTATTTGCATAATAATGTTAAACAATCATCATTGAAATATACGTTATCATATGTTATATTTATAATTCTGAATGGATCTTTTGATATTATTACAAAATAAGAATTATATTCCAAATTACTTAAATTTAAATTTGTGTTTTTTATTAATGTTAATATCATATAATTGTTATTTTCATGATACGTAATTGCCTTATAATTATATAAAAATTTTTTTAATGTTATATGATTATCAATATTATTCTCTTCTAATAATTCTTCTAACGATAAACTCATTTAATTAATATATTATTATTGGTTTAAATATCATCGAATACGCTATATGTACTCATTTATTTATCTTAATTATATATATGGACATTAATATTATAGATAAATTTATCTCTAATTCTATTACATTTATTCAAAAGTCTATTAATAGTAATAAATCAGAAAAATTTATAAATCAGTCCTTAACTAAAGATATTAATAAAATTAATGAAAATAAAAGTATTCAAAAAATTTTAATTGAAATAGTTACAATATGTACTAATATTTACTTATTAGTTAAAAATAAAAGTAAAATTACTGCAAAAATATCTGATACTGAAATTAATAAATATATATTCCAAAACTATGAAAAATTTAAAATAATAAAAGAATTACTTGAAATTAATGATATTAAATCAATATTTATAGAATTGGATAATAATGATAAATACTTTGCTATTAAAGAAATTATTAATGAATTTGGAGAAGAGAAAATAAATATTATTATCAATAATAAAAAAAACAGTGATGATTATTTAGCATTTTTCTTAATTTATCTTTTTATATATATCAAGGATTATAGAATCAAAATATTCAGTGAAATTGAAAAATCAATCCTCAAAAATTCTGAAACAAAAATAATAAATTATTTTACTACTGATATCACTAAAGTGGATTATGCAACTATTTATGATTCTTTACCAAAAGAAATTAAAAATAAAGCAAATGATTTTTATGAAATGTTATACAACTTAATTAATAAAATAAATATGGATTATTCAATTGTAAAAAAAAAATATCTATTATTCTCTAAATTATTAATACCTATTGTTGAAGATTTTCAAAGAATTCATAAATCAGGTAGTATAAGACAAGATTCCGATACAATAGAAGAAATTTCTGAAAAAAGAGGTCAGACTATTGTTAAACAAATATTATCAGATATTAGAAGTAAACAAGATTTTTATAATAATAGTGATAAAGTTAATAAAAATTTATTTCCAAGTGTTTTAGATCAAGTTAGAGGTGTCTTTTATGATGAATTACTTGAATTAAAAATATTCTCAAAAATAGAATCTAAATTAATGATAAATAATGAAAATTTCGAATTATATAGAAATTTAGAAAATATTAGAAAATATAATTTTATTAATTTTATTTCTAATCCAAATGTAATTTTAAATTATGAAACAAATAAATTGGTTATGGCAATAAGAAAGGTATCAATTGATAATTTTGATAAATTAAAAAAATTAGAAAGAAGAGTAATCTTAAATGATATAATTGGAGATATTGTCTCTTTTGGAATAAAACATCCACAAATAAAATTTAACGAAATAACAAAAATAGATTATGATTATAAAGACGCTAGTATTGGAAATATATCAAAATTAATTGAAAAACTATTTCTAGATAATGAATTTTTTAATAAAAATAAATACACTCTTTTTATTTATAACATGAAATCAAAAGATTCCAAAGTAGTGGAAAAAAATATTCAAGTTATAAATGATAATATTTCGTTACTATTTAAATATTATGAAGAAATAATTTATTCAACTATTATTACTAAATTACAAAATTTTAAAAAATCTTTTAACAATATGTATGAATTTAATAAAGAATTAAATTTAATGAGAAAGCAATTTCATATTTTTAAACCACATAATATAAATAATTCAAAATTACAAATTGAGATTTATAATTATTTTAATGATAAAATTAAAGATGAATATGATGAAAAAGAAGATTACATACCTGGACTATTTAATAAATTATTGTTACTACCTGAATATAAAGAAAGAAATAAAAATAAAAGGGAAAAAATTACAATAAGTGCAATAGAAGAAGAAGAAGATAAGAATAAAAATTATGAAGACATTAGTGAGAAGTATATGTGTCAACATTTTATTTCATGGAAAGAATTAATAAGAAATAGGAAAAATAATCCAAATAAGTATAATCAATTATTGTTTGAATTTATAAAAAAATATGCAAAAAATGTAAATAATACGTATATTTGTAAAAGTTGCAATTATCAATTAGAAGTTGATTTAGATATAACTGAATCATTTCAAGCAGGTTCAACAAATATATTAGCAATTAATTTAACTACTGAAAGATCATTAGAAGACCTCAGAGAATATGAAAAATTTTCTAATTCAATTAAAAATATTGATAAAATGGTAGAAAAAATAGCATCATTCTATAATTTTGATAATTATATTGGTTCAAGTAATAATAGTAAAAAAAATAGAAATGAAATAACAAAAGAAGTAGTTGATTTTATAGGAATACATAATAGCACACTAAGAATTAATTCTTTTAATAAAAGAAGACAACGTGAAAAAAATGCATATATTGAATATGGTATTAATAGTGAGCTCAGTAATTATTTTTTATTTAAATTAGAGAATGATATATTCCGATTTTCATCAGATGATACTGATAAATTTAAAAGAATTAAAATTAATAATATATTTATCATTATTATGTTTTCCTTTTTCATTAGACTAAGTTATAATACTTATATAAATGTACCTATAAATGATAAATACTGTAATTACTATTTCTATGAAAAATTTGGAGATGTTATTTTTAAAGATCTAAAAATATTGTATGATTTTAAAGGTACTAAAAAAGAATTAAATGAAATTCCAAATATGAAGTTCTATCTATTCATTATGGCTTGTACTATTTCTAAATATAAGTTATGGTACCCAGTACCAACTAAAACTTTAGACGCAACAATAATCAAATCAATAATACATACATTTGTAGATTTATATAACACAATAATACAAGTTGTTATGAAGAAAAAGAAATCATATTTATATGAGTATTTTGCTGGTAAATTATATTCTACATTTAAGAATGTAATTGAAAAACCTGAATATCTTGCTTTTGTTAAACAAAAAAGTCTAAAAAAAATTAAAACAGATTTTAAAAATAAAAAAATTAAATTTATTAAATCACAAGTGCCTAACGTAAAATTAGATGGTATAATAAAAAATAATGATTATATTCTTGATAGTAAAAGAATGGATTTAAATACTTTAATCAGTAAGAATAAAAAAAGAGATATTTATGAACTTAAGAATAAATTTTTTGATGAATTAAATATTCAATATGCAACTAATTTAAGTCAATTTTACGACGAGAAAGGAAAGAGAAAAAAAACAGATGACACTTTAACAAGAAAATTTAATTTATCTAAAGCAATTCAATTTATAAATCTAATTAACAATAATAAAAAAACTGTAATAAAAAAAGCATTAGTAAAAGTTTCCAAAAAAGAAAAAATAGAAGATACAGCCTTTCAACAACTAAATAATTCAACAGAAAAATTAATTAATATAATGATTAAAAATTTAGGTAAATCAGTTACTAAAAATAATAATAAAATAGAATTAAAAGAATTTAATTATTTACTAAAATTTAATAATCAAGGTTTTCCTTTAAAGAAAAATATTATTATTGATAAAGATAAAACAAGAGTTATAAATAAATTTAATAGAAATCTTTTAGTTTTTAAAATTAATAAATATTTTTATGCATTTAATTCAAATACATTGAATTTTATTGGATATTACGAAAAAAATAAACCATTGATAATATCAAAAATAAAATCAAATTATTTAATTCCACAATATTCAATCTATGAAAAAGTATTATATATGGGTATGCAATATTTTAAACATACATATAATGCAAGTGAGGTAAATGAATTAATAGAAGAAAGAAGTATAAACGTAAGTTATTTTATAAATTCATTAATTTCTAATATAAATTTAAAAAAACAGAAAGATCCAAAATTAAATAAATTAGAAACAATAGATATAGAAAATGATTTCGAATATGTTTTTAGTAAAATTGTTAATTTCAATAAGAAAAAATACTTAAAATACAAAGTTAATGATAATAAAACATATTCATTAGATGAAATAATAAATTATTCAAAAGAAATAAATAGTTTACATTTTAATTTAATTGAAAGTATGATAAAATTATTAGAACTGAATAAAGACATACAAACAAATATTTCCGATTTTTATATTGATATTATTAATAAAAACTTTAATAAATTTAATAAATCAAAATATAATAGTGATGAAATAAAGTTTAATTTGATATTAGAATCAGAAGCATTTTTAATTGGTGATATTGATACAGGGATTGGTTTTTATGGAGATTTAAATTTAGTAGATACATTAAGTCAAGAGGAAAAAGAAGAACAAGAAAATGAGAAATTAGATGATGAATATAGGGATGAGGCTATTGATACAGATCAGTTAGTAGAAGATGATAAAGAAGCTGAAGATATGGGAGATGAAGACGTACAATATACTCAAAATGATAATTAAATTTTATATATATAAAAGTATTTCTGCTGTTATATATATACATATGTGGAATAATTACTATGTTTGGTCTATAATTATCCCACCTATATTTTACTATCTATATAATAAAAATCAAAATAGTAAACCAAAACAATATCAAAACTATGAAAAAAAAATAATAAATCATAAAACTGATAATAATCGTGATGGATTTAGTAAAAAAAAAATCCCTGAAAAAATTGATTGTATTGTAATAGGCTCAGGTATGGGTGGTTTAACTACAGCTGGGTTATTAGCTAGATGTGGAAAAAAAGTATTAGTACTCGAACAGCATTTTATTGCTGGTGGATCTACACACTGTTTTGTTGAAAATGGATATGAATTTGATACAGGTGTGCATTATATTGGGAATTTAGAAAAAAGGATAAAAATATTAAATACAATAACAAAAAAAAATATTAAATGGTCAAAATTAGGATTTGATAATGATACAATTTATGACAATTTAATAATTAACGAGAATAAATATAGTTTTAGAGGTGGTACTTATAATTTAATTCAATACTTACAAAGTTTATTTCCGCTTGAGAAAAAAAATATTGCAAAATACATTAAATTTGTAAAAAAGGTAGCAAATATGGAATTATTTTTTTTATTAAAAGTATTAAAACCAGTATCATTAGCGAAATTTTTTAATTATATTTTTTGTGCTGAATTTAGAAAAATTTCTTCGAAAAGTGTTAAGCAAGTATTAGATGAATATTTTCAAAATGATAGATTAAAAGCAGTTATTGCTGGACTATCTATCGATGGGGGACCAGTACCAACAAAACAATCATTTTTTGTACATGCATCGATTTTGAATGACTATATTGACGGTGTAAATTATCCAATAGGAGGTTTTGGAGTAATATCACAAAACATAATACCAATTATAGAAGAAGCTGGAGGACGTGTACTAGTAAGAGCACCAGTTACAAATATTATTATTAAGAATAACCAAGCAATTGGTGTAAAATGTAGAAATATAGATATTTATGCAAATACTATTGTATCTAGTGTTGGTTTAAGAAATACATATTTATCATTATTACCTCAAAATATTCCACAAAGTAAATTTTATAATAATGTTTTCGAAAACATTCCATCTCAAATAACATATAATTTTTTATTTATAGGATTTAACAAAAATGGAGAAGAATTAGGATTTAATAGTAGTAATATATATTTATGGCCTGAAGAATCATTTGACAAAGCAGTTGAAAAATATGAAAATGATCCTTTTAGTGGTAAAAACGTACCTCCAATGTTTATTGCATCAAATAGTGCGAAAGATCCTTCATGGAGTACAAGATATCCAAATAAAAGTACTGTATGTGTAATAGCATGGAGTAATACGAAAATGTTTAATAATAATGAAGAAACAAATTATATTAAAAATAAAAAAGCAATAGAAACCATGATGTGGAATGAGTTATTCAAGCATTTCCCAAAATGTAAAAATCATATTAAATATGTGAGTTCTGCAACAGGAGAAACTGTAAAACATTATCTTGGATCATATGATGGAGAATGTTATGGATTAGATGCAACTTGTAAGAGATTTAATTATTTTGATATGAAACCAAAAACAAATATAGATAATTTATATTTAACTGGTAAAGATATAGTAGTGTCTGGTTTTTCTGGAGCAATGTCTTCTGGTGTTTTAACAGCAAGTGAGATACTTGGTTATGGGACAATTGAAGATTTTATTTTTAATAGAAATTTATTAAAAGATATTGAAAATCTGAATTAAAAAGTTCTATAAAAAATATTAATATAATTATAAATGAATAACCCAGATATTATACTTGTAATATTATTAGGTATACTTATATATAGTTTATTTAATTCAAATAAGGAATTATTTGATCTTCAAGCACAATTTAAAAAAATGTATCCTATGTTCAGTCCTAATAGTGATGTAAATTCAGCTAAGCATAACTTAGATAATGCAAAACTAAAAATTTTTAATAATATACTTGATCAAGTTAAATTCAAATTAAATAAAAAGAAAACAAAAAATCCTTACACTATTGATTATCTTGAATCTACTAAAAAAACAAGAAAATTACCTGAAACAACAATTATTGCTAAAATGATTGTAAAAAGATTTAATAAACAGAGAAAAAATCATAAAGTATCATTAAAAAAAGTTACTGCAGCATATGCAGAATTACATAATAATGTAGTATCACTTACATATGATATGAATTTAGATTATACAATTAGACAAAACAAAACATATACTGTTTCTGGATTTCAAAAAAATCAATTTGAAAACTTTATAGTGGTTAGAGTTGTTGTTTTCTTTCCTCTTACACCTAAACCTGATTTAAGTAAAATGTTTATTGATACACTTGAATCTAAAGAATTAGCAAATTATAAATATTTACCAGGAGATCAAAGATCTAATAATTATCCGTTTGAAAGAAATTTATCAAATAAAATTGTATATTCTAAGAAAAAAATTAAAACCTTATTAGAACAAAGAAAATTAATAGCTGCTCAAGATAATCGTAAAAAAAAGAAAAAAAAAAGTAAAAAACAACAAAAAAAACAACAAAAAAAACAACAAAAAAAACAACAAAAAAAAACTGAAAGATTTATTAATAAAAAAAAATCTACCTTAACAAATTTTTTATTAAATTCCCCTAAAGCAAGAGAACAAAAAAAAGAAACATTTTTTGTAAATAATTCGTTATCAGAAACAATTTTTAATCCACCAACAGAAGATATTAATGATTACTTTTCATTTATGGAATAAACTTAAATAATTATTAATTAATTATTTAATATGGAAAACGATTTACAAAGTAAATTTGACAAAGTTTCAAAACTGGTTTTAAATTTAAAAACAGAACCATCAACACCAGAAAAACTGGTTTTATATGGTTTATACAAACAAGTAACTGTCGGTGATATTAATATATCAAAACCATGGGCAGTACAAATTGAAGCATCTTCAAAATATGATGCATGGTGTAAAAACAAGGGAATGTCAAAAGCCAAGGCAATTGAAAAGTATGTATTATATGCAGTTGAATTGATTAAAGAATACGGACTAAAAGAATAATTTATATTTTATTATATAGATGGAACGAATAGAACTTAAAAAAGATGCATATCCAACTAATGATCATGAAGCATATAATGCATATCCACATTTACGTAGAGTATTTAATAAACTATATGTAATGAAATCTCAAAATATACCAGCTGATAAAATGTGTGTAATTCCTGAAAAATTTCCAGTATTTATAAAACCAATTGTTAATTTAGAGGGATCAAATAAAGATTGTTATTTTATAAAAAATTTACATCAATTTAAAAAATTTATGCATAGAAAGGATATGTTTTGGAGTGATTACTTAACTGGACAAGAAAAAAGTACAGACTTATTTTTATTAGATGGTAAAATAATGTTTAAAATGACTTATGTTATAAAAATAGCATCTGATGACAATTTTTTAGAAGATTATAAAAGAATTTATGGAGATCATTATCCTGTAAGTGAAAAATTATTACAATGGACCAGAGAAAACTATAGAGGACATACTGGTGTAGTTAACATACAATATAGAGGTGATGTTATTTTTGAAACTTCACCAAGACCGGATTATGGAGGTACATATATCGAAATGGCTGGGAATCAGGTATTAATAGATGCTACTAATGAATTATATTTAAAAAAAAAATGGTTTCCAAGAGAGGAAATAATAATAAAAAAATTTTATGAATTTCAAGTTATTGGTAGAAGTCCATTTTTAACAACACTACCAAATCATATTATTGATAGAATATTAAAAAAACATGGTGTTGCATTTAAAGAATTATATGATGATTTTGGCGAGGATAAAAAAATTATATATGCTTTCTTTTCTGAAAATAAACAAATTGGATTAAAAGCAAAATTATTAATTGAGTCTATGATTAGAAATTTTAATATTTGTTTATTAATTTTATTCTTTTCAGTAATTTTATTAATATCACGTTACAATATAAATAATAAATTAATATTAGTATTTTTAGTATCAATGATAGCATTTAGATTATTATCAATGCATAGAAATGCAAATTTAACAAAAGAATATAGTCAAACATTAGGAATATTTTAATAATCTAGTACTTCTCCGAGACTAACCATAATTGAATGTTCATCTTTTTCACAAATATCTTTATCATTTATGGTACATATATTATGTAGAGATTCATGTAAAATAGTACCAATTAATGCTTCATTTGACATTTTAACTGATGAAATCCAAATTTGGACTCCATCAGATTCACCATATATTCCTTCATCATCAGTATGTAATGTAGTATTTTCAACCATGTCTATTGCTCCCAAAATATCAACTTTTACATTCACATTCTGATTATAAAATTTTTTCCTAGCAAAAGTTTGAAATGCTTTTGTTATTTTATTTTCTTCTTGTTCAAGAATCAATTTTACTATTGTTTTAGCTCTATTTATTCTTTTTTGTGAAACATCAGGTCCAGATAAATTACCATATTCTGGAAATATACCTTTACCCCATTTTATTTTATACCCTTTAGTTGATTTTGCTACAGCTTTATATGACATATATAATAACTAATAATATTATTAGTTATTTATATTTCATTTTTT